CTTGGGGTGGCTTGGGCGTATGACAAGCCTATGGCTGTGGCCTATGACAAGGACAAGTGCATTAAAATCCTTATGGAAAGGGATGGTATGAACGAGGCTGACGCAAGCGAGTTCTTTACTTACAATGTGGAGGGAGCCTATGTCGGGGAGCAAACCCCGGTGTTTGTGGAGCTAAAGAAATGAGTGATGAGATTAAATGCGTGTATGATGAATGCCCTTATTCTGGGTTTTGCAAGCGTCATACTTTTGCCATAAAGACTTTTGAAGAACCATACTTTGCCTTTCGTCCGCCAGTTCATAGTGATTACAAATGTACTATGTTTGTCCCAATTTCAGGATTGGCTGAGAAAATATATAAAGTGTCTGTAACCCCGGCAGTATCGGGGATTGATATTGTTTCCTAAAGGTGGGCTTTGTGGACACAGGGGTTGACCAGCAAGGCTTGGAATCTGAAATGGTTAAGATGGGGGAGGTTCGGCATAACGAGCAAAGGGCTAGGTATATTCAAAGGGAACTAGAGACAGCACGGCCAGCGGTTAACAGGCTTTTCTCAGGATGCGTTGGGGTTTATGCCGATGCCATAAGGGATTGGATACGCCAAGCTAAGCGGAAGCCGGGGACTCGACACACGGCGGTACGCCACTTGGAAAAGCTTGCTCCTGATGTCATTGCCAGCATATCGGCTAGGATCATTTTAAACTCTGTATCTACAAAGAAGACACATACCCGGCTTTGCGTAAAGATTGGGGAAGCGTTGGAAGCCGAAATAAACTTTAACTTACTTAAAAAGAAAAACCCCACTTACGCCGAGCGTTCACGAAAACGCCTTATGCGTACCAAGGTGGGATATGACTTCCGAAAGAAATGTGCCTACAGCACCATTAAAAGCATAGGCATAAAGGTTAAGTATCTTACCCCAACGGAACGCTTACACATAGGCTCTGTTTGTGCAGACCTGTTTATAAAGCACACAGGGTTGGTCAAGGTTCACAAAAAGTGGGAAAGCCCGAAGCGTTGGGTAAATGTAATTATTGCCACGGACGAATGTATGCAATGGATTACAAAGTTTGAAGAAGCCAAGCAATACCTTCAGCCTAGGAAGTATCCTTCTTTGGATAAGCCAAAGCCTTGGGGAAAGAATTCTGTGGTTGGGGGATACTACAGCCGGGAGGTGGAATACCCTTTTGTTAAAACACGCAACAAGCAAGTGTTGGAAGCCGTGGTAGGACGGACTGACCAAAGAGTGTTTGATGCGGTAAACAGGATGCAGGGTACAGGGTGGCGGGTGAATAAATGGTTGTTTGAGATTATGCACAATTTTTGGAAGAACGGCATAGATGACGGAAAAGAAGTTCCGATGAACAAGCTTTTGGTTTTGCCTTCCAAGCCAAAGGATGGGGCAAGCGTGGAAGAGATTAAAGCCTACAGCCGTCAGTCTGCTTATGTCTACAGCAAGAATGCGGAGTATCGCTCCCAAAGGCTTGCCTTGGCCCAAACCATATACACAGCACAGAAGTTTTTAAATGCTGGTAAGATTCATTTTCCTTGTCAGTTGGATTTTAGGGGAAGGGTTTATTATGTTACCGAGCACCTTAATCCTCAAGGGTCGGATTATGCAAAAGCGTTGCTGGAGTTTTCTGAAGGCCAGCCGTTGAATGACAATGAATCTCTAAGCCATCTTTTAAAGTATGGGGCAGGGTTGTTTGGCCTAAAGGGGACATTGCAAGATTGTACGGATTGGCTCAACAGCAATAAAGACAGAATCAGAAAGAGTGTTAACGAGCCGTGGAACTTTAGATGGTGGCAAGAGGCAAAAGAGCCTTGGCAGTTTTTAAGATGGTGCAAGGAATATGTGGATATGTTTGAACAGCCTAACTTTAAAAGTTACTTGCCTGTTACTTTGGATTGCACAGCCAGCGGTCTACAGATTCTTTCCCTTCTTACCGGGGATGCCGAAAGTGCAAGCCATACGAACCTGAATTACAGGCACGAACCTTCGGACATTTACGGAAAGGTTTTGGGAGAGCTACACATTTTGTTACGAAAAGATGATAGCGATTATGCAAGGTTCTGGGAAAGCAAGGGGCTGGATCGCAAGCTTACCAAGCCTGTTTGTATGACTCTTCCCTATGGCTCCACTTTGTATGGCATTCGGGCCGGGATTGAAGATTGGTATAGAACCAAGCACAAAAGTTTGCCTAAAGACATTCCAGACTTTTGGAAGTGTACTATGTACCTAGCCAAACAATGCGTTCAGGCCGTAAAGAAGTTTATTCCCAAAGGAATGGAATGTATGGAGTGGCTTGCTTCGGTGGCTAGTCCTGTGGCTAAGGCCAATAGCCCGGTGTGCTGGATAAGCCCTAGCGGATTCTTGGTGGCTCAGCCGTATATGGCGAGTAGCGGGGTTTCGGTTAAGACAAACTTGGCCGGGAAGTTTCGGTATGTTTTGTTACAAAAAGAAAACCTTAAAAAGGTGGACGATACCAAACAAAAGCTTGCGGTTTCCCCCAATTTTATCCACAGCTTGGACGCAAGCATCCTACACCTTGCCCTGTGCGGTTTTGAGCATACCAGCGTAGTGGCGATACACGATTGCTTTGGGACTCACGCCAACTTTGTCTCGGAGTTGACTCGCAAGATTAAGGCTTCAATGGTTTCCATCTTTAAAGATGACCAGTTAGTTGAATTCAAAAATTGCATTAGCCGTATTAAACCAGACATAAGCTTGCCTAATAACTTTGCTAGGGGCGACTTTGACGCTGGACAGGTATGGGAGGCCAACTATATCTTTGGCTAAACAAAAGGAGGACACAAAACAAATGAATCGAGAACCAAAACCATACGAGTTTGAGGATGAGGGTAGGCAAGTGACTACCTTTGTTCATTCCTCACGCTACGAAAACCAACCTGAGACTCAGGTAACAATGTCTACCCATTCGGGGAAGCTGGATGACATTTTGATTAGCTTCCAAAAGTTTCTTTACGCTTGCGGTTTCCGCTGGCCTAAGAATTACGTTTTGCAGTTTGCCCCGGCAGAAGTTTTTCCAAGAGAGGTCTTGGATGACTCGGATACTGAAGTGTCCGTGAACTAACCTAAAAAGGAGATACAACAATGGACAATAGAATACTTAAGCTTGTCTCCCCCAAGGGAGTTGCAAGCTACCCTAAACTGAATGAGCCTGACACAAAGTTTAAGCCTGATGGGGAATACTCTGTCAGCTTGCTTTGCGATCCAAACGAAGCCAAGAGCTTTGCCGAATCGGTGAAGGCTTGTGTCAAAGAATACTACGCCGAACAATGCCGACTTCTGAAGAAGAAGGAATTGAAGGTGGCGGAGCTTCCGATTAAGGAAGACACCGACAAAGAAGGAAACAAGACCGGGAAGATGCGGATTAAGTTTGCTCTTTCCGCCAAGGTTAAAAGCAAGAAGTCAGGCAAAGAATGGGAACAGCGTCCCGCTTTGTTTGATACCAAAGGAAAGGTAATCAAGGAGCGAGTTGGTGGTGGTAGCATCATTAAAGTTGCTTGCGAGGTTTTCCCTTGGTACACCCCGGCTCTTGGGGTTGGGGCAAGCCTTCGTTGCAAGGCCGTTCAGGTGATTGATCTTAAATCCCCTAGCGGTGTTGCCAACGCTGAAGCCTTTGGCTTTACGGCAGAGGAGGAAGGATATGTTAGCGGAGGTGAAAGCCTTCCTGACAATGTGTTTGGTAGCGATGCCGAGGCCAAGGGGAATGGCGACTTCTAAACCAAAGAAGTATCGTTCCACGCTGGAACACAACATAGCCCTACACCTTGAAAAGGCGGGGGCTAAGTTCCAGTACGAATCCATCCGTTTGCCCTACATTCGGAAGTGTGCATACACGCCTGATTTCATCTTGTGGAATGGAATCATTGTAGAGGCAAAGGGGTGGTTTCGTTCAGCCGACAGGTCAAAGTTAGTGCTTGTCAAAAAGGCTAGTCCGTGGATTGATATTCGTTTGGTTTTTCAAAGAGCCAGCAACAGGCTTAACAAACACACCAAAACAACATACGCAGAATGGGCGACCAAAAATGGTTTTCCTTTTGCAGAGGGCCGAATCCCTGAGGATTGGCTAAAGGAGAGAGATGAGCTTAGAAAACTTGCTAGACTTTGTAAACGATTTCGAAGCAAAATATGGGGCGAAGCCAACTAGAATTGGCATAACCAAAGACCGCTTTGAATATCTTGAGAAACAACTAGAAGAACAAGCCCCGGTTAAGTACACGGCTTGCTATCTAGGCACAGCCAAAATACGTTTGTTTGGTACGGAGGTGTTTTGCGTTAAATGAGCAGTTTCGTAGCACACGAACCTTGCTCAAAATGCGGATCATCCGATGCCCTTTCAAGGTATGATGATGGGCACGGATATTGCTTTGCTTGCAGGACGTATTTTAAGGCGGACAGCAACACAACAAACACAGCACAAAGGAGGATGACTGAAATGATGCCACAGGAAGCTTTTGTAGATGGCGAACATATTGATTTAAACAAGCGGGGACTGACCTTGGATACTTGTAAGAAGTGGGACTATAGGATCGGGCACTACAATGGTAGGCCAGTTCAGATTGCCAATTACAAGGATATGGACGGCAAGGTTATTGCCCAAAAGATTCGGTTCCCTAACAAGGATTTTAAAATTATCGGTGATGGGCACAGGATGGGGCTTTATGGAATGCACCTTTGGAAGGGGAATTTTAAAATGGTTACGATTACGGAGGGGGAAATTGATGCTCTTTCCGTAAGCCAGCTTTACCAGAATAAGTGGCCTGTTGTCTCTGTACCTAATGGTGCTCAGGGAGCGGTCAAAGCCGTGGCTAAGAACTTGGAATGGCTTGAGCAGTTTGAGGTGGTTGTGTTTATGTTTGATAACGATGAGCCGGGGATACAAGCCAGCAAGGAGTGTTCTGCT